AGTAGTCATTCTTAAAATCACCGCCAGCATTCTCAAATGCAATACCAACTGGCATATCTTCGCCGTTGCGTTCTTGCTTATTGATGCTAATGTTTGCATTTTCTGCATACTCTGGAATACGCAGGATAACACCAAGTTTGTCCAAGTTAGGCATACCAAATGTTCCCATAAAGTCTGCTACTGGTGTCTTTGTAGTTGCTTGAAGAATAACACTGCGATCTTCTGCAAGTCCTTCAAACGTTGTAGTTTTGTCTGTGCCTGTTACTTTAACAAGACTAATAAAGCCAAGCGAATGTGTGTGCTTGACGATGTCGAGTAGATAATCTTTCATCGAAGTTTCCTTATGTTTATAATGTAAGTAGTATAGTGTAGTTTGAGAATAATGTCAACAATTATTTTTTTTATTGTTCTTTTTCTAATTGTTTTTGGTATGCACCGGTGGGAGGAGTTTCAATTGCAACCAGTGGTGCACTTAATTTTTGGCTAGTTAGGTCACCTGGCTTTTTAACTATCATCCAAGTATGTGATTCTTGAAAACTTTGTTCTTTTATAATATCAAATCCTAGCATCTTAACTAAATTAGTCATAAGTGAACGTGTATTGTATGAGCGGTATGCTACTTGTCCAGATAAAAAATCTAAACTTGCTTCCTTTTCGCAATCATTGTAAGTAAAAATAAAATGTCCACCTGGGTGTAGTAAATTATAAACTTTTTGCATTTCATTTTTAATAGGATCAACGGGCCAGAATTCATAACAATTAATGCTTGTTGCAAGACCTAACTGTCCTTGCGGTAGTTTATCTAAATCGTTATACATCATTAAACGTTTGTCTGCAAAAAAGTTATTAAATTTGCTTTTGATGTTATCCTCATCTACTATATTTCCTGTGTATAGATACAAAGGATCACATGCAAGCATGCTTCTAGTAAGTAAACCTGTACTAGGATTTAGTTCGACGCCTGCCCAACGCCAGTCGCTAAAATATCCTATATCTGCAGATATTAATTTAATAACTCCTCTATCATCTATTGCTCTTTCTTGCATTAATAATAGTGTAGGTTGATTATTTTCGTATGTTTCGTAATCTCGTTGAAGTACAGTAATTTCTTCTTTTCTAAGAAGCTCTTCAATCTTTTTATCAACATTGTCTAATTTAGTGTTAAACTCATTGTTGATACGATGCATATCTTCTAATGCAGAATCTAGTTCATTGTACAAAGATTTGTCACGCCAATATTTACTTTGTTCTGCAAAATACAGTTTGTGATCAGTCAATTGTTCGTCTAGTTTTAACTTGCGATCTTTATTATTGCGCAAGAAGCGACTAAACAAAATCATTTTATCTACAAGTTTCATTGACGTTCTCCTACTGTATTTATATACGCATATTACTCAAAAGAGAATAAATCATCAAAGGTGTTTGCAGTCTGTGTTGCACCTTTGAGATCCCAGTTAAGAACACTAAGCAAGTTGTCAATTTTTTGATCTACAATAGTTGCTTCCATTAAACTGTCATCAAATGGCAGTTCTTTAAACCATTGCGGAAGTTGTGTTTCATCTGTAGGATAACCAATGCTAGTCCAGCCAAGTGGATTGCTTTTTAGTTTACACACAATAGTTTTAGCACCATCCATGATCTCTGCGCTGTACTTGTCACCATTCATTTTACGCATGTTGTTCCAGTTCATTGCCGCTCTAACGTGTCCTGGCATATTTGCTTTGCCCAGTCGCTTTTCTTCTGCACTGTACTTGGTCAAGTTGTTAACACGCTTGGGTGTGCCTTTTTCCCAACCTGGACGCTCATGAAACGTATTCTTAAACTCTTTGATCTTGTCAATGATCTCTTCTCGCTGGCTACCAGTCAGCACGTCTAACAGTAGTTCGCTCATAAAGTCCTGCATGACCTTAGGTGTGTCACTGCGCTTGAGATCCAAGCCCATTGCTTTAACTTTACCTGGCTTGCCATCTGTGTCCAAACGGAAACCTTCCAAGTCATATATCAATGCCGCGTAACGCTTCTTAGTAATGTACAGTCCTTTAGTAGCAACAATCTCTCTGCCGCCTTTGATAATCTCACCATTCTCACGCGGACAATGAAAAGCACGTTCCATAAACACAGGAAACTCCTCATTGACCTGATCTGCAATGCCATCATAAAGTGCTGTAACAATCTCTTTTGTCCACTCTTGTCTGCCACTTTCAACTTCATCTTGCATCATGGGCCAGGCACTAAAGTACACACTATCAGTATCTCCATATACAATAGCATCACCTACGTGGTCTTCTTTGCCTGTGAGTAATCCGTTAACAGTTTCAGCCATGCGCTTACTAATACAGCGTCCTGTTAGTGTAGTGCTTTGACCAATACGATGATCAAAGAATCTACAACCAGGATTAAGAATAGCACCATACAAACTGTTCAAGTTAATCTTTTTAACCAACTGTCGCTTGTCCCAATACTCAACATCGCCCTTTTCGTCTTTTGCCTTCTTTAGTTCCTTCTGCATATCTTTACGCTCTGCATACCAGCGTTCAAGCAGTGCAGGGATAATACCTTTGCGTTCATATGTAAAGATAGTACCGTTAGCACTAAGCGTCCATGGTTGATTGCTGTCAAACATAAGACGCCATACATCATATGCACTTAGCGTATCTTCGTCACCGTTTTCCCAGTCAATGGTAATCTCAGTACCACGCTCCATGTTCATAACTGCTTGATACTCTTTACTACCAAACTCACCTTCCCATGCATCAGCAAACGACTTTTTGTTTGCCATATGTGTGCGTACTGCATGTTCGGTCATTGTCTGACGAAGTTGTCCTACCACAGTTTCTGGACCCATGTTAAGTGCGCGAATAACACTAGGATACAGACTGTTAATATCAATAGCACCAATCCAATCATGCAATCCTTTTTTAGGATATGCTACATAAGCACCTGCCGCTGTAGTGCTTTCACCATCTCTGTTTTTACGATTGGGAACAACCATACCGCGAGCATGTGCGTCATTGATAATAGCCTGCTCTGTTACAGCAACAGCACCCATAGTAGTCATAAGCAAAACTGTGTTTTCATGTGCCAACACATTACTTAGATCAATAAAGCGTAGTTTCTTATCTAGTTTGTTTAACAACAGTGTATCTTGTCTGTTATAGTCAATGAACTTTTCAAAGTCTTGATTGTATAGTTGATCCAGTGTGCCTTCATACTGCACTTTGCGTTCATCTAGTTCATACTCGCCGATGGCATCCAATGTATAACTGTGACGTTCTTCGTATGTGTACTTGCGATACAGTTGCATATAATCCAAGTGTACACGCCCTACTAAATCAAATGTAACACTTTCTTTACCAAAGCGTTCAAATGTGCGCTTCTTTGGCAGTTGCCCAAACAAACACCACTTACGGTTATCATCCTTACTAAGCACACGAGTAATACGATTAACAGTGTACGGAATATCATATCCTTCACTATTCCATCCACTTACAATGTCTGCATCTTCCAGCAAGTCTAAGAATACTTCTAGCATTTCTGCTTCGCTTGTAAACAAGTATGTGTTATCAAAACGCTTGCACAAGTCCTGTGCAGTTTCCATTGTCATACCACTTGGCGGAATAGCCAGCGTTATAAGTTGATCTGTCCAATCCATGTATACACTTATTGCTGTAATAGGATTGAAAGGATCCTCTGGACTACTGTAGCCTTTGTCTTTGTGAAAGTCAACTTCAATATCGAAAAAAGCAGTTTGCAAACTAGGAGCATCTGCACCGAGATAGTTGTCTGCTAGACAGCGGAATACAGGATTAATATCACTTTCCCATACGCCTTTCCCGCCTTGTATTTTAAGTTCCTTTTGAAACTCTTTGCGATTGCGTGTAGCAAATCGACTTACAGGCTTATCATAGATAGTTTTATATTTGCCACGTGGATCATCATAGTAGAACACATAGTTAGCAGGGTATTCGCGATATTCTCGCTTGCCATTAACACGTTCTACAACATGAATTCGATCATGTTCTCTATCAAAATATGCGTCTACATAACTCATTTATTAGCCTTATACCATTTATACATGCCCCAAATGCTCATTGAAGCCCAAAATATCTCTAGTGTTATGTTAGCAAGAACTGGCTTAAAATACAAGTTAATTCCTAATAATATTGCTACTACTAAATTAAAAAAACTATACCAAAATCCCTTTGCATCGATGCGATCTGTTTGTAGCATAAAGTATGTACCTACAAGCAATAGCATACCGCATTGTCCTACAACGTCACTCCAGTGAAGTGTATAATAATCTACCACCATTGTGCTGCTACTCCATAACCAAAAACATTAACACATGCAAAATAAGCAGTGAGCAACATTATCCATGCTGCACCTCTGCGCCAACTTGCATACAATTGTGTGATACTTCCTATAAAAAATCCAGGATACACAATTAGCATATTTGGATCGTCTGCATTTACAGCCAGTAACATACTAGCACCTACTGTGAAAATAAAACTTACAAGTTCAAAGTAGAATGCGGTCTTGTCGCTGGTATAACTGTTAATCCAAAATTGTTTAACTTTTTGCATTTAGATTTTGCCTACAGTAGCCAAGATGTTCTCAAGTTCGCTGTATTCGTCACTGTGCTTTTCAAAGTCTGCTTTGTATGCTGTGCGCAATGCTTTTTTAAGCACAGTTGGTTTGATCTGCATTTCTTCTGCAATGGCTTTAATAGTATCGTTGAGACCGTCATTTAAGTCATCAACTTCCTGCATTACAGTAATGCCTTCGTTTACTAGTTGTGTTAGTTTCGCTTTGTCTTCGCTCGAAAAAACTCTATCACTCATGTGAATACTCCTTGTTGATTATTCTTTATTATACTATTTAAATTGTACTGTGTCAAGATGATTTATCTTTTGTTCATCATCTAGATGTGTTGGACACTGCGCACATATACTGTTGGGTTTGCCAAAGTTTTCTATAAACTCTTTTATTTTGTTGCTACTACTATTAGGAGATATACCCTCAGGAATAAACTGTGACCAGTGTTCTATATTTGGATTACCAAACTTTGCTAGTGTATCGCTTAGTAGTCCACTAGTGCTACACTTGTATATCTTTTCTTTATAAAGTAACGGGCAGGTTTGCTGTATACAACTATCAAATGCTTGCTTGTGATCGCTATAACAAGGCATCATATTTTCGTAGTTATTGCGAAATGTTTTAAGAAAACTCAGTGGTGTTTTTACATGAAACCTAAATTGATTGCTTGTAATCAATCTATCAATACCATATTCATGTACAGGTTGCCATTCATACATATTCATTATTTTATTGATTACATGCTCTAGTAACTCAGGAGTGTGTGCAGTTATTTTAAAACTTACATTTCCCAGGTCATGCATTAGTTCAATAATGTCCCAATGCTTTTCTAATAGTAATCCATTTGTTGTAAAACGTATCTGACTATCTGGCATGAGTTCTCGTACACCAATTAGCCATTGTCTAACTTCTGGATTTATTAATGGTTCGCCACCCATTATACCAAAGTCCGGTATATCTATTCGTTCAAGCCACTGTTCTAGATCATGTTTACCATCTTTCCATTTAATGTATCCACTATGCCTTAAGTCGCTATAGTTTGTACACCCTAGACAACTTAGTTGACATGTTTGCGTTATCATTGTTTCTAAAAAAGGCAATACCTGTTTCATAAACGTATTATACTAGATATGTTGTGTAATTTCAACAGTTAAATCACCAGATCCTTTAATAAGTCTGTGATAAACTGCTTCAGGAATAAAATATTCTCTGCCCGGTACAAGTGCCATTGGCAAACGATTATCTAACTGTAAACTCCATCCTGCACCTTCTAAAACACTGACTGTGCGATCTTCAGCGTCACGGTGCCAGCAAAGGTCACTATTGTCTGCGTCTTCTCTAAATGTTCTATGTTTAACGTTTGGTGCGACTTGGGTTTCTGTGTAAGGTTTATTCATGCTATTTTAAAAATATAATTTCCTCAAATTCAAGATATGGGTTTGATATTGCTAATTCAAGATCATCAATATTAAGTATTTTTCCAACTACAGGTTCTCCAATAAAAGATTTTGTAGTCTCCCATGTATGCTTTTCTATAAATTCTGGACAGTGTTTATTAAACCAAGCATAATAATTTTCATATGGTATGTCAAATCCATATTTTTTTAAAATTATGTTAATACCTGGCTTAACAAAATCATGGAACTTACATGTGTGCATAATATTTGTTTTGTCATTTTGCATATATACCATATATGGATTATGTCCTACCCATGGATTTTGTAATTTTATATCACCTACTTCGCAAATTGTTTTACCAGGATATTCATCATGAGTAATTTCAAAACCGTTATCATTATACCATTCTAATTGTAACCATGCTCCGCGTTCGTTGTTATCTTCTATACTATGTAGTGCAAAATGTATATCATGTACTAGATCATCATACTCTGCAGGCAATTTCTCATAGCCGTCACCTACTAGGTATTCTATATCTTTATGTAAGATTGTAAGATTTTCTAAACTTAAATCTGTCAGATCCCAATTCCAATCCAAACAATCATTTGCCTTTTTTGCCAGCTCACATAAAACATCTAGTGTGTAATATTTTTTATCTCTAAAAATTACATTATTATCTTCTAAATACTGAGATTTAAGAAGGTTATAGTATTTTTTTGCTAGTTCTGTTTTATTAAGTTGTACTCTAAGGGCTGGGGTATTGTAGAATTTTATTTCAAAATCTACCACCATTGTCCGCCTTTAACTCCTAGGGCTTTGTAACGTGGAGTTCTGCAACTCCAATAACGAGCAGTGGTTTTATCATTTGCTGTTTTACACTTGTGTCGTGCTACAAAACTTTTTACTGCACCTCTGTCTTTTGCTTTTACGCTAAGTCCAGTTGTGTCGCCCCATGATACTTTGATCACGTTGCCTTTTTTGTTCTTTGTGTATACATAGAACTTCTTACTACCGCCGCGCTTTGGACTGTTTAGTTTTACCTTGCGTCCTTGGTATTCTGCTTCATCAAGTTCTTCTTCTTCAATCATGGGCACATCAAGTGCTACCATTTCACCTTCGACCATGATACATTCGCCGATGTCTGTAGCAATCAGTTCTTGATCTTCCCAATCCAAGTTTAGTTTGTCTGCGCACTCGCGCACTTGACGATAAAACTCTGTAAATGCCGCACTGCCTGGACGGAACATGCACTCTGTGAATGGAACACGTTTAGCAACATGCTCACGGATTGCAGCTTGCACATCTTCGAATGTTGTCATGTTAATTTTAGTATCTTGAGCGTTAGTTGAAAACTTTACAGGTTTAAAACCTTGTTTGTGTACACCATCTTTGTCATGTGCTCTAGAAGGGACATCTGTCACTCTATTACGCTTTGCTTGTGCTTTTGCTTTTGCAATCAAGGCTTTTGTTTGATCAGTGACATGACTAAATGTATCTGGATTTCTTTGTTTATCCATATCTATCTGTGCGGCAAACTTTAAAACACGTTGTAGTGTGACATCGTCTAAATCTTTTTCTGTAATAAAATCGCTTGCTCTCATTTTACTTGTTCCAATTGCCTTGTGATTTTTTAGGTGCTGCTGTACTAGGTGCTACTGTTTTATCAATAACTTTACCAAGTGCGCTACTGAAGTTGCCTTTTTGTAGGGCATCTAATGCTTGTGGAAATGTTTTTCCTGCACGTTCTGACGCACTTTTAATAGCACTTAGATCACTGCCGCTAATGTCTACATCAATATCAATGGGCCTGCCGTCTGGACTTTGTGCAGTATAAGTTCCGCTTGGCATTTTATCTCTTACACGCTTTGCAACCATCTTTGGGCCAACAAATGGAATTTTCATTGCTGCTTGTGCATCTTTAAAATCTTTTTGTAGTTGAGGATCTTTGTCTGCACCTGGAGCCATTTGTTTACCTATGTTTGCACCAGTTGCAGCAATCTTTGCCAGTTCCATATCACTAATGTCATCTAAACCTTTACCTGTGCTTTTTTCAAGATACTGACGTACTTCGTCTACATCTTTGCCTAGGCTACGCATTGTAGAAATGATAGTAGCCATTTCCTTTTCGCCTTCTAGTAGTTCAATATGTTCTAGTAATAGTCCCATTAGTTACTTACGTTCTTTGCTTTGCCTTTGCGGCTACGATTTGGATCTTCTCTACGTTTACGTTTGACAGCACGAGCAATACCTGCCTTGCCATCTTTTTTACCATCGCCGTCTTTGTCCGCGTTGCGCAGTTTTGCTGCAGCACTCTTACTCAAACACTTGGGCTTTGACTTTCCTTTGGTATCGCCACACTTGCCAATACGGTTACCTGAACTATCATAAGCATCCCAGCCGCCGCCTCCTGCGCCGCCTTGTTTGCCTTTACCGAACCACGCTCTCAAATCTTCATGTAGTTCGTAAGCTCTCATTATTTCTTCTTGCTGTTGCCCCAGTTGGCTGCACCAACCTTGCGACATTTAACTAGTGCACCACTAGCATATGCACTGGGCCATACTTTGTAGCGTGATTTTACTTTGCGATAGCAAGCATCTTTTTCGCCTGCTTTTTCATCAAACTGTTCTTCTGTAAGTGCTTCTTCTTTAAACAATTCTAGTTGTTTAGGTTCTATTTTTTTAACTTCTGGCTCTTTAGGTTTACGTTTATCCTGCAATCTAGCCATTGCTCTAAACATACTATCATTGCGCAAACTTGACAAGCTCTTATATTCTTCAAGTTCTTCTTCTGTGATGCTTTCACTCATGCCTGTCACTGTGTCCATTGCACGTTTAAGCATGCCGAGATTTTGCTCTGTGCTTACTTTTAGATCAGGATCACTGCGCTTTACTTCTAGTTCACTTTTAGTAAGTTCTGTAATAGCACGAGCAAGTTCCATTTTATCGCCTTTGCCCATTTGTACAGCGCGGACTATTTCTAATATTTTATCACTAACTGCTTTGCGCTCGGCACTGAATGTTTTTTCAATGATACGAATTGTATCTTCCATTGCACCTTCTGAAAACTGACGGAAACGCATTAGTCTTCCTCAGCCTGCTTTACTGCATACATGTGTGCATCTTTAAGAGCTTGGAATGCTTCAGCAATCTTTTCATGTGCTACACTCAAGTAACTTTCGTCACCGCCCTCAGCAA